GACTTGACCAAATAAGTATTAACGGTGTTTATGACCCAAAGAAGACAGATAAAGCCTTAAAGAAAAATAAAGCTGCTATTTAAGCAACCTTAATGCAGTTTAATTCTATGCCTTCACGTTTATAAACCTTCAAAATCTGATATATAACCCACGTCGGTTTATAATTCTTTTCAATCATAGTGTTTATAATATTTAGAACCTTTTTATAATATACATAAGCCTTGCCCTTAACTGGCTTTAATTTGGCTATATCCTTCATAAGATAGAATGAGTAGCCTTTTTTGTATCCAAGGCGCATGCTCGCCTGTTTTAACTTGCTTAAACAATCTTCTTGAATGTTCCCTAGCTCTATAAGCTTTTGCGCTTCTTGCTTTGGTAGCTTGTCAGGGTCATCTGTTGTAAACTCATAACCGCAATATGGACATTCTCGAACCTGCAAGCTTAAAAGCATTTCACATTCTGGACACGTCTTTTTATCAACTTTGACCTCATCAGGCTTAACCACATAAGGTTTATGCTGAAAAATCCTTATATCATCAGGATAGCCATGAGTTTGAATGATATTTGCGCAATCAAGGAACAAACATTCTTGCTTATTGATCTCTTTGCAAGTCCTCAGCCCGCGCCCTGCGATCTGAATATAAAGCCTTAAAATCTTTGTTGGTCGAGCTAATAGGATACATTCAACTGAACCCTCATCAAACCCGGTGGTTAATATCCCAACATTGATAATTATTTGCATATCACCTTTTTTAAACCTTACTAAAAGCTGTTTTCTAACTTTGTTAAGGTTTTTGAGCTGTGAATGTAGGACATCAGCATTAAACCCTTGCTTTTTGAACTCCTCAAGAAGAGCCTCGGCATGCCTGATACTGTTAGCAAAAACTATTGTTTTAAGCTTGCTGGCATGGTTTTTGAACTGCTTAACCACGTTCTCAACTTGCCCCACCTCCAGCAATACCTCATCCAGCGCGTCTGTCTGGTAATCAAAGTTACTGCATTTTACATTTTTGAGGTCAAGCGTTGTATCATCAGGAATTAAAACCCTCGGTTTAACTAAATAGCCCTCTTCTATCAATTCTTTGATCTGAATATCCTGGATATAATCATCAAAACCCTTGATTAAATAGCCCTTGTCATCAATCGGCGTGGCAGTTAATCCCAAAATTTTAGCCTCTGAATATATAGCAAGCATTTCATTAAGCCGCTTTGCGCCCCATCCGTCGTGAACCTCATCAACCATGATAATGTCAGGATTCAATGCTTCCAGCTCCTGCCTCCTGGCATGCCACGTTTGAAGCATTATTATCTGAATCGGCTTGTCAGCATTGTATAAATTTTGGTAGCCTGCCTTTAATATGCTGATGTGCGCCTCCAGCTCCCGGAATTTATCTAAGCTCTGGAAAACAAGCTCTTCTCTATTCACAACAAATAAAATACGCTTGCCTGCCTCTGTATGCTCCTTTATGAACTGAAAAGCAAGAATTGTTTTGCCTGCGCCCGTTGGTGCTGTGGCTAATACCAATTTATTAGTCTGTAAGCTTTTATTTATATTATTCAATAAATCTTCTTGGTATGGTCTTAATTGTATATTCATTATCTTAGCCTTTTAAAATACTATTGTCCTTTAAATTATAAGCATTATACCATAAAAAAACCCGCAATGCTATATCAATGCAGGTTATACGCTTAATGTTTGTTTATATTGCTAACTTATCTTTAGTTTTCTAGGTATCAAACAATTTAAATAATGCTCGTTAAAGTCTTTACATCCGCAATTCATTCTTACAGTCTCCATAAATGGGAACTCTCGGTCTATTGTATCCATTATAGGCAAGCTGGTCTGGTCATTATCAATATAAACATAAATCTTTCTGTACTGATAATAGCCTTTATACTCTTTTAATAAGTCTAATAGCTTTGTAACTCCACATGACGGTGTTATAACATGGTAATAACGATCTTGTCCATTGTCTTTTAAGTGCTGATAAAATACATAACCGTCCAAAAATCCTTCTATTATCAGTAAAACTTCTGTCTCATCAGTTTTATTATTGATCTGACATAAACAGTTTGGAGTGCCCTGTTCTTTGTATAAACCTTTTTTCTCTAAATACGGTGGTCTATACTCAAAACCCACAAGATTATCATTCATATCATAAACCGGAAAAACCCACCGCCTTTTTTTTGTATCAATACCAATACCGCAATTTACAATAGTATCCTCATTTATGCCACGTTTTTTAAGTAAAAATAGTTTTGCTTTCTCATTGTTCAGTAATTCTTCTGTGCAATTGCCTTGATATACAAGAAATTCTTTCGATCTATCCAAAGTAATTTCTTTTTCTGGCTGCTGCTGTTTTTTCTTATTATTGCCTTTATTCTTAGCAATATTACTTTTTTTATCAGGCTGTGAGCCTTTTTCCATTGCGCGAATCTGTTTTAAAATCTCTTTGCTATGGTCTGAATTAGCAAAACAATAAATTAAGCCTTGTGCGCCCTTGCTACTATTGAAACAAAGGTTATCCCCCTTAGTATCCCCGCCGCTTTGTCTGCATATAGGGCATGGGTATTTAAGCTCTTTGCCTACTATTTTAGGCTGTTCATATATTCCGTTGCTTCTTAGGTAATCTATCAATGAATTAAACATATATATATTCCTTTATCTCTAATTATAATGCTAACTTCCGGTATGTTTTATTTAATATTTAGCTAAAATTCAATTATAATGCTAACTTCCGGTATGTTTTTAAGACCGGAAGTTGGAAACCCTTGTTAGAGTAGCAACTTCCTAACTTCCTGAACTTCCTGGGTATTCTAAAAAAAATATTTTTTTTAGCAAGAAAATTAAGTTTGTTTTTTTTAATAAAACGTCTGTTTATTGATATTATTAAATATAATTTATTATTAAATAAACAAACATTAATAAAATGTTTTATATATGATATTTTTTCTTGAGAAATTTTTATTTTTTTTCTTTTGTTCAGGAAGTTCAGGAAGTTCAGGAAGTTGCTAGAGCCATGCGGGTTTCCAAACTTCCTACCTTTGGGAAGTTTAGGAAGTTCTAGTTTTTTTAATACTTTTGCTAATCGCATTATATTAAACCTCCTATAATTGCTACTTTTTCACTAGTATTTTTGTTTGTATTGCTGTCAGTAAGCATATATTTCATGCCTCTTGCCCCATGCTTCTCTTCAATAAGTTCATATCCCTTTGCCTCTGCCATCTCTTTAATTGCAGGAAGCGCATTATTTTCCCACCATCCACCACAAAATTTGTCTTTATGGACGAATCTTTCATTCATTAAATCGGTCTTTGTTATCCATTTCCCTTTATTTTCAACAATATATTTAAATACATCGTCAACTTTGTCGCATTTATGGGTTGGTTTATAATTTATGAATTTTGCAAAATCTTGGCTTAAAAAGTCAGTTAAATAAATAGCCTGCTCCATGTCTTTTTTATAAATATAATGATCTTTTGGGTGGTTTAAAGCTGCAATTATTGCTGATAATTTTAGGATTTTCAGCTCTCTACTTTCAATTTCTTTTCTAAAAATTGGCGGTTCTTCTTTTTCAAGTGAGTTTTTTCTCTCTTTTTCTAATCTATTTAAATATTTAAAAAGAATTTCCCCTGCTTCATCAGTTTTGCGATACACATTATTATCAGGATTCATTTGGCTAAAAATTCTTGATAAATCTTCTGCAAATTTATCCCCATTGTTATTTGCTTCATTGATCGCATTATCTTTTATTTTGCTACTTTCCCATATATATTTATCTATTTTTTCAGGTGAGAATGTTATAAATGCTCTTCTTGCAAGTGCTGTTTCTAGCATTGTATTAAATACATTTTGAATTTCTTTGCCTTTAAATATTGTATAGTCAGAATATAGAAGCGCATTTACTGGTATGTCTGGAATATCAGGTTTTACATTTTCACTTTTGAATGATCTGCCTGAAACAATGCAATCATAAATTTCTGCTAATATATCCAATAACAGATTACTTCCAGGACTTGAATTTTTTAAATGGTTTCCTAATTCTGATTCTAATGCAAATATTCCGCCTACTCCCATTTTTTTAATATTGCTTGCGTCTTCATAAAGTCCCTCTATAGTTCCTTTTAGCCTTGTTATTGTGTTTATATCTCTTAAATTCTTTATTTCTGCTTTAATATATTTTTCTCTTTTCCCCTGTTCGCTATCTTCTGGGAAATTAGTAGCAGCATCAGCTTTAATTTTTTCTATTCGTTTATCATTGTAATTTGTAATTATATTTTTTATTTCATGGTTTATAAACGCTAGTAATATATATTCAATAGCTTTTCTTAGCATATCTTTACCACCCCCTGATATTGCAAATAAAATAATAAAAATATTTGCTATTTGTGGTTCTGTTGTATCTAGTTCTTTAAACTTTACTTTTTTAAATGCAAATGATTTGCTTATTAATACTAATAGTACTGATAATAAACAAGTCTCGTTTAAATCAGGGAATTTGATCTTTAAAAAGTCGCTCATAATATCCGCTATGAGCTTAGGTGTTCTGTTTAGGTCAAGCTCTTGAATTGTAGGTTTACAATTATCATCATAATAATTGCTTTGTTCCTGCGGTTCTGGTACGCTTGTATTATCTGTGTGTAAAACATTAAAAGTTTTTGTTTGTCCCTGTTCGTCAAGACAGGGACTTACTACGTTTGTGCGCATATCCTCTGATCCTCTCTCATCGTCTGTGGTAACCGTATTTAAATTTACTTCCAGCTCTTTAACTCTGGTGTTTTCTGGTGAGAACATGTTTTCATGTATTTCCTCTTTCCCCAGGAACATATTAACTATCTTGGTTTTAGCCTGTTCTCTTACTGTTTCCAGATCTCTTATAATTGGTTGGCACATTCTTGAATTGTCCTTTCCCCGGTCCTATCCCCGGATTATAAAACTACTCTCTCCCCTGCTGGTACGATTCCAGCAAGGATTTGTAACAAAATAAAAAGTTCTTAAATCTTTGTTCAATGCCTTAAATCCAGCACTAACAAGGCGTATACCACCATTAATGCTGTATCTCAATACAAAGTTTTCCTTGCATTGTCCATGAACAATTGATAAACTTGATATTGAAAATAAATTGAAAGTTTTAATAAAAACGTTGGTTCCAGCCGACGTTTTAACTTTTTTGTTCTGTTTTTCTGTGTTTATCAGGTCTTTCATTTGCCCTTACCCCTTTATACCCTACCGTCTGTCTAGTATTCATATTCTTTCCTCTCACCTTCTACACTTACATCCTCAAAAATAAACCGGGTTTTAGCCCGGTCGATATATCAAATATTAAATTTTAATCTTCTAATGATTTGATATATCGAGGTTTTACCCTTCAATAATTTTAACATCCCGATTGTTAAAATATCTATATAATTTTTTATGTCGAATTAATATTTCTTAATATTTATAATAGTATTTAAATTCTGAATATATATTTTAAACCTATTTTAAACAACTGCGCCCTGCGCTGGCATGCCATAGCTCCAAAAAAAAACAGGCAACATGCCTGCTGGCTTAGATATTTGAATCAGGTTTTATTTAACAGAGAGAATCAATTACTGAATAAGCCTTTATAGCCTTGTCTGCTATTTCTTTTAACATTGGTACAATGTCTTCAAGGTCATTGATCTTGTATCTTTCCTCATGATAACCCGCTTGACCGAATGAGGCTTGTATTAACACTCTTGATAGTGTTTCTATGCTGTCAAGTTCTTTTAACGCCTCTTGTTGTCTGGCTTTTGTTTCTTTCTCATCCCATACAAATTCTTTTTGGCTAAATATTTCTGCTAATTTCTCGTCTGGTATCTTGTCCAGCAACACGAAAAATACTTCTAAGTCATCATCTGTGGTTACTTCTCTATCTTTTAACATCATTGCTCTTACTCCTTCTAAAATTTGCACTATCCAGGCCGGGGGAATCCCCCCGGATTGTCTGTGATAAAATTTTTCTAACAATTAGTTTTTAGGTTTCATGGCTTATCATGAAGCCTTTTTGATTAGAAACCCATTTTGTTTAATAATGTTTTAGCTGTTTCTTTGTCTCTTGCTTCAACTGCGTTGTTAAATTGTCTGTATAACTTGGCTACTCTTGGATTATGCACAAAGTAATTTGTTCTTTTTGCTTCATCCATCATTCTTTCGATTCTTGCTACTGTTGACATCTTTTTTACTCCTTTGTTTCGCTTCACTTTATGTTATTTATTATACAGTATTCTGGTTATAATGTCAAGCATTCTATTTAATATGAATTTATGTAAAGCAAGGTTTGTATTTTAATTAGTTATCCTTTATAATTAATATTATTATTAATTTGGAGGTTATAATTTATGATAAAATGCCATTTGTCAAAACTTATGGGCGTTCATCGGTTAACTATTCAGGATGTACACGAAAAAACCGGGTTAAGTAGAACTACAATTTCAAATATTTACCACGAAAAATTAAATAGAATTGACTATGACACACTAAATAAGTTCTGCGCCCTGTTCGGCTGCACCGTCTGTGATCTCCTGGAATACATGCCGGATTAGTTAGGAGGTGATAAAATTGAAATTAAACAAAGATTCTCTTATTAAAAAAATTGATGAACAGATTCAAAAGCGGAATAGTTTTATTAATATGTTTATTGTTTCTTTGGGTGGTACTATCGGTTTAATACTAAGTGATTTAACCTTTAAAAAGTCCATATTTGCCTTTATAGGCTCTTTTGCGTCTGTTTTGCTTTTCTATATGCTTTCAAGCATTGATTACAACATTAAAAAATTAATAAAGGAGTTGAACCAAGATGAATTATGATGTTCTTTCCTATATCTTTATTGCTTTTACAGGCATTCTGTTAATTGCTTTTATTATCAGGTTTGGACGGTCTGACTTGCCAACTGATGATAAAAAATAGAATTAAGGCGGTTTAAGACCGCTTTTTAAATGCTTTAAGTAGGGTGGGGATAATATGCGCCCCCTTAAACCAGCAAGAATAAACCGCCCCAAATGCGCATAAAATTAATTCCGGGTATCAAAACACCTAAGCAACATAAAAAACTCAATGGTGGGCATCTGTGCTGGCTTAGAATCAATGTTAATATATATCGTCCGAGTATATTCTGCAAATTATTGGAATTAATTCTACGGAAAAACCTCGTTGGGTTCTATTTTGGCTGTCCGTAAAGGTTACAGGATTGAGGGTTGTTAAATAGTTCTTTGGTAGTGCGGCTTTTGGTACTGTAAAACCAACAAATTTGTCCAAGTTGAGGGTTGATTCATTTTGACTTAATTTTTGATTTTTTCTATCCTTGAAAAAATCAATTAAATTTGTCTCTGTCAGCACCCTTTGCCCATCGCTCAAATGATAGAGCTTTAACGACCTTAGAATTAAATTTACAAAATAATAGTAATGATGATTTATATTGCGCAAACATATTACAAAATGATTTATAACTTGTAAGGATACCTCAATTCTTGAGATTCTCTCTATTTCCAGACTTGCCACCATCGTTTTTTATTCAAAAGCTCTCTTAATTGCTGGATTTCCTCGTTTTGTCTCTCAATTTTCTCTTGTAATTCTGCAAAATTCCTTGAAATTACCTCGTTCAATGACAAGATTTCTTTTACAATTTCCTCGGTAATTTGAAAATTTCCCACAATAGGAAGTTTTTTTTCTTCGAGTAAATCCTCGTCTATCATATACATTGAGCCTTTTTTTGTTTCTACTAACATACAAGGAATTTTTCCTTCCTTGCACAACCGGGAAACATTTCTCTGTGTTTGGTCAGTTAATTCTGCATACTCTTTCGTAGTGATTAATTTCCCCAAGACTTCCTCCTCCTTTGATACTCAATTTAATATCATAGTATTTTGTTGTTCCTTTTAGCAGATCATCCAAATTCTTGAATAATTAAATTGCTTAAATAATAATACAAACCATAGCACCATTTATGGGGATTTACATTCTAAAGAAATAAAAACAAAAAACCTTGTTATAAAACAAGGTCAGTTTTTGAGGATAGAATTGATATTTAAAGGACTTCTTTTATATTTATACTGTGATATGCTTCAATTAGCTTTTTTTTAAGTCTGAATAGTGGATTCTTGGCGGTGTATGCGCTTTTAACGTCTTCAATTATAGTATTCCCGGCATGGTCGGTATATTGAAAGTCTGCTTTATAAACAAATATCTTTTTATTATTCATTCTAAACTCGAATTTTGGTTGTAATTCAAGGTCTAAGATATTGCCTTGCTTCTCAAGTGCTTTTAAATGCAGGTATCTTTCGGATTCTTTCTTGCTATCAAAGGTTATATTATCCACTGTAACTTTTTTATTAAAATATTTTGAAGCCATCTTTTATCCTCAAGCCAACTAACTTGAACATATTACCATAGAATTTATTCTAAGGCTATTGTGCGCCCCAAATAGGCGGGTTAAATTTCTTTTAGGTGTATTTATACCCAGGGTAAATTTTAGCCATTTAAACCCCACCTTACATAATATATATTATCGGACAATTTCTATTAGAATGGTATAATACTAAAAGGCTTGACTTATAAGGATATTAGCAATATAAAGCCCTGAAAATTTAATTATCATTACATTTAAGCCTTAAATTTAATAACACTATTCCGGCATGCTATTAATATTATTAAGTTATAGCTTTTTAAAAGGTTAATAGCCTTTAATTATAAAGGATACAAGCATTATTTTGTTATAAAGGGTTTGTTCTGTTTGTTCTTTGCATGTGGATATATTAAATATATTAGCAGTAAAAAAGCCGGACAATGCGCCGGCTTAGCTGGATATTTTAAATTTTTAGAATGGAACTTGATCTTCATCTCTAAGAAATTCATTGATTTTTATTATCTCTTTTAAATGTTGATTGACTATTTCTTTTAAATCTTTAGTGTCTTGGCCTTCATTATCAAAAAGTTCAATCTTGCACATATTATAAATTAATTGATCTTGAAGGTCAGTAAGTCTTGCCCTATTTATATCTTTAAGAACATCCCTTTTGGCAAATTCATCACAAAATATGTATTTTGCCACCCCCTGAAATTCCATCATGGTTAAATCAATTGGAAGTAAGCATATTTTTTCAACTGCCTGTTCCTGTGTATAGTTTCTTTTTGTTCCTCTGTAATCCCCAAAATTAAACAAGAAAGAGTTTTCTTTTAACTGTCTGCTTATAACTGCATTTAATTCAGTAACGGCTTGTTCTGCTTTTTCAATATATGGTTGCAATTCAGCTTGATCTAATTTTTTTATTTCATCAATTTGCTCATTAACTGTTTTATCAACTTGATCTTTTCTTACCATGATCTTTTTATGAAGCTCATCTGCGTCTTTAAAAATATCTTCAATTTCATTTAAAAGTTTACCTTTTAATGGGTTTATTCCCCCGGTTTCTGTGAGTTCTTTTTCTTTTAATTCAGTCATAGTTAATTGTCTCCTTTTTGTATTATCCATTACCATAATGTGCTTTTATTCCTTAGACCTATTCTTGATCTATGAAGCGCAATAATTCTGATTCTGTTACCTTGTATGATCTGCCAATGCGTTTAGCTTTTAATCTACCTGTCTTTATGTATTCCCTTAGTGTTCTAATCCCTACTTTTAACTTTTCTGCTACTTCTTGGAGTTCGTAAAGTGTTATATTATTTAAACTATTTGACATTTAACACCCCTTTATTTAATCCTATTTAAGCTATTTAAGCTTTGTAAATTGCTATATCTGTTTATTTTATTATGTATAAATGAATTTAATTCATCTGATGTTGATTTTAAATAGTCCAACACTATTTTATAGTCATTAATCCTTTTAGAATGCTGTTCTTTAAATACTTGTGCTTGCTTTGCTAAGGAATACCCGACTGTACGATTTAAATGTTGCTCTATAATGCTGTCTATTTGCTCTAAAATACCTGTGTAATTTTCAGGAATCATATTAAAGATTCTATTTATATACTTAATTTCCTCTTTTTCCCTTTCTCTCTTATTTAGATGAGCTATATTTTTTCTAAAAGCACTACAGCAAGTATTGATTTCGTTTATATCATCCTGTGTACAGCCTAAAATCCTTAAATAATCACAATGAATATTTGCAAAAGAGAAAAAATAAAAGAATTTCAAAGCAATATATAATCCATCTTCCTTAGATTGCTGAATTTCTGATGTATTATTTTGATCTTTTATTGTCATTGCTTTGCCTTTCTGCGCATTAAAACGCTTTAAACTTTATTACAAGTGTTATTATAGCATAAAAAACCGTAAACATATAATAAAAACAGGTATCTATTAACATTTATTAAGCTGTAATGTGTATCTATTGACTGTCTTAATGCTTTTAATAGGTTTATTTTGTCGACAATGTTTTATGATAAAAAAGGATAAAACCCCAAAAGTGTTACTAATCAAGGGTTTCAAACAAAAGGCTAAAACCCGCACTATGAAGGGTTTTAGGTACTTCCCAGGGGGGCGGGGCTTTGCGGGTGGAAAGACTCGCGCCCCCTGACTTAGTACATATTTTTTAAAAAACCCTTGTTAAATAAAACAAAACTAGGTAAAATCAAATAAGATTACAAATATTATAATAATAAAGGTATAAATAATTATGACAACTAATAAAGATATAAAAATAATTGATAACAAGCTCTATGTAAATACCCCGGAATTATGCGCAATACTCGGAATAACCCAGCAAGCCCTTAGTTTATGGGAAAAACAAGGCTGCCCCAAAGAAATGCGCGGCTGGTGGTGTATTGCTGATGTTTTAAGGTGGCGCGGTAATCTCTTAATGGTTGACATAGAAAGTGATGAGGACATAGACAAGCTAACACTAAAAGAGCAAAAAATGTTTTTTGAAATAAGGCTTAAACAAACACAAATAGAAAATCAAGACTTCAAAAATGCTATTGCTAAAGGGGATTATCTTTTAAAAACTGATGTAGTTTCAGACCTACAAAAAGGATTAATTGTTTTAAAAAGGTCTTTTCTCGCTCTTGGTCGAAAAATTGCAACCGATCTGTCAGGAAAACTTGACTCAATAGAGTGTAGGAAGGTAGAAAGCCGGATAAATGACATTGTTTATGATGGACTTGACCAAATAAGTATTAACGGTGTTTATGACCCAAAGAAGACAGATAAAGCCTTAAAGAAAAATAAAGCTGCTATTTAAGCAACCTTAATGCAGT